AGATGAGGCCGACGAGCGGGACGGTGGTATCGGCGGGCAAGGATTGCGCCGAACTCATCGAGGGGGATCGGGTGATCTACGCACGGTTCGCGGGGAACATCTTCGGGCTGGAGTATGATGAGGACGGGGAGCGCAGGAAGATTGTACTGAACGTCCTGCATGAGAAGGAGATTTTGAGCAAGATTACAGGCGGCCTCGCCTATAGCAAGATGGCGCAGCCGATTGTGAGGCAGTGAGCGAACTCCGCAACGTCATCGAGAAACTGAGGCTCAGCAAGGACGATATTCTCGTGGTGCGCGACGCGGAGACGGCCATGCAGCTCGTGCAACTGGGCATCCCCATCGACTTCCCCGGCTGCACCGTCATCCTCGCCCCGAACGGCGTCGAGCGCATGACCGTCGCGGAACTTGAAAAGGCTCTCGCCGAGGCTAAAGCCAATGAGAAGCGATAAAGCCGAGGAAGCCCGCAGGAAGCGCGAACGCGCCAAAGCCATCCAGTTTTACTTCGTATGGCACCAGATGTTCCGCATGGAGGGCATGGGCGTCTCCGAGGAGGAGATGGCGAAGCGCATCGGATACTCGACCCGCCAGGTCATGGCGTGGCGGGCGTCCTCCGCCTATCAGGAAATGCTCATCGCCAAGCTCGAACGCCGCGTCTCGGCGATGGATGTCCACTTCGCGCAGGAGGACGACCTGATGTTCCGCAAGTTCAGGGAACTCGTCCCCGCCTGCATCGGACTTCTTGAGGAGCAGTTGCTTGGCAGGAACATGAAACTCGCCATGCAGGCCGCGAGCGAGATTTTGGACAGGGATGAAAGGTTCCGCAAGACCGTCGAGGTCAACCAGACCCACCAGCTTCTCCCGGCGGCGGATGTCGAAAAGGCCAGGCAGATCGCCCGCGAGTTCAAGTTTGTCCACGCTTTGCCCGAGCCGAAACCGCGCGGCGCGGATATAATCGAGGCCGAGGTGATCGGTGAACGAGTGGAACCTGTTGATGGTGCCCGACGCGCCGGGTGAGAAACAGAATATAGCCATCCGCCTCAATGCTCTCGGGTCTCTGTTCTACTTCTCGAAGTTCGTCCTCCGCCGCAACCGCCTCTCGAACAACCTTCACGCCAAACTCTGCCGCTCGGTCGAGCAGGATAACCTTCACCTTGTCCTTGAGATTCCCCGCGACCATTTGAAGACGACGCTCATCACGGAATCGCTGTCGATGTGGTGGGCGCTCCCGTTCGGTGAAACCGACGAAATTATCATGCGGGAGCTGGGCTACGGCGATGAATGGATTCGCTGGATGCAGAAGGCCCACAACCCGAACACAAGGACGCTCATCGTCACCGAGAATGAAAAGAACTGCCAGAAGTTCGGGATGCGGATCGACGCCCACTACCAGTCGAACCATATTTTCAGGACGATCTTCGAGGAGATTATCCCGACTTCGGCGGAGAAGTGGAACTCGGAATCAAAGCACCAGCGCAGGACGTTCTCGGGGCAGGGCGAGGGAACCTATGACTTCCTCGGAGTCGGCGGAGCAGTTCAATCCCGGCACTACGACCGCATCATCGAGGATGATTTGGTCGGACGCGATGCAAAGAACTCCGAAGCCGTCATGGAGAACACCATCGAATATCACAGGCTCCTCGCCGGAGTGTTTGACTCCGACACCTTGCAGGGACAGCTTTCGGGAGATGAAGTTATTGTAGGGAACAGGTGGAGTCCGTGGGATTTGAACGGCTACGTCCGCGAGAACGAGCCGGACTTCGAGATTCAGTCGCACTCCGCGCTCGGCGGCTGCTGCGCCGATCATCCGAACGGCGAGCCGATTTTCCCCGAGGAGTTCACCGCCGAACGCCTCGCCAAGATTCGCAACCGCATGGGCGCTTTCGATTTCAGCCACAATTTCCTCAACACGGCGGTCATGCCCGAACAGTGCATCTTTCACAGGGAGTGGGTGCGCTTCTTTGAATGGAAGGATTCCGGGGCCGAACGGTTTAATTTCGTCGTCGAGCATAAGGTCAAGGACGGCGAGGCCATCAAGGATTATCCCGTATCCTTCATGGTGCGGCGCATGATCGTCGACCCGAACCACTCCGGCGCCAAGGGAAGGGCCAATCACGCCATCGTCGTCGTCGGCCTCGACCCCGATACCGATCGGTTCTATCTCCTGGACGTTTGGGCCAAGTCGGTGTCCTACAGCGATCTGGTGAATGAGATTTACGCGATGGGCCGGAAGTGGCGGATGCGAAGCTATTACATCGAGACGATTGCCGCCCAGAAGTATTTGAAGTTCTACCTCGATCAGTACGATCAAACGCAGGAAGCGAGCCGCCGCATGACGGCCGAACCGCTCAAGGAAGACCACTCGGCGCGGGCGAAGGAGATGCGGATTGAGGCCCTTGAGCCGCTGTTCCGCTCGAACAAGTTCTTCTGCCACCAGAGCCACTCCGAATTTTTGAACGAATACTACACTTATCCATCCTGCCGCACGCGCGACGTGCTCGATTGCCTCGGCTACGCCACAAACACATTTGACGCCTATCGCTTCCGTGATATTGTTTCCGCAGTGCGGAACCTGAACGACCGGCGGAGGAACCGGGAAGTCAGCAACGTCACGGGATACTGATGGAACGGGAAGATTTATCCTACACGCTGGCGATGGCGGCGAAGGAATTGGTCGAAGGAATGCAGAAGCGCGTCCATCGCAACCCCGACATCGCCGACTTCCGGGCTGTCTTTCACCGGGTTTTTGAGGAATATGTGAACAGGGTTCTCGCCGACACCGATGCCTAAGAAGGATACACCGCGCCTCACCTCCGCATCGACCGGCACCAGGGACTTTGAACTCATCGAAACATCCTTCGGCGCGGACACCGACGCCGCCATCGAGAAGTGGGTCTACGAGACCCTGACCTCGCTCAAGAACTCCCACCAGGACCTGCACACATCGAAGATTCCCAGGTGGCGCGACTGGTACGACGGCAAGCCCGCCAACGAAAAGAAGAACTCTCCGTGGCCGAACGCCGCGAATCTCGTCGTGCAGGTCATCGGCGAGTCGGTCGATAATATTGTCGCCCGCGTGCTCGGATTCATCTTCCCTCTCGCCCCTCTCTGGAAGTTCCAGTACTTCGCCAAGGTGGACGATCCCGACGCCGCCGAGCTGAAAAGACGCACGCTCGAAGACTTCATGGACACCATCGGCTACGACACGGGCGAACTCGACCTCTACCGCGTCTACGGCCAGTGGTTTACCGACTGCGCGAAACTCGGCACGGCGTTCGTCAAGGTGCTGCCCGAAAAGAGGATCGAAGCCCAGATTGTCGGCTACACCGACCGCAAGCTGGAGTTCAAGGACAAGACGATTTACGACGGTTTCAAGGCCGTAAAGCTCCGCCATGAGGATGTGCTCATGGAGCCGGGGGCGCAGACGGTCGGTGAGTCGCGCATGGTCGCCCACCGGCGCATCATGTCGCGCTACGACCTTGAGCTTCGCGCCTCGATGGGCTGGTATGAAAAGGACAAGATCGAAAAGATTCTTGAAAGCTCAGACCGCACGGGGCCTGACTACACGCAGCAGAAAGAGGAGATGAAGGAAGGCGTCACGCAGACCATGAGCGGCGACGCGATGGCCCAGTGGGACATCTGGGAATGCTACTTCCCGTGGTTCAAGGGCGGCCACGTTTTCCGGCTGATTTACAGCTACCACCTGCGGACGCGCACCGTTCTCCGCTCGGTGTTCAATTTCGTGCCCGACAACGAAACGCCCATCGTTCGGACGAAACTGGCGTACAGCAACGACCTTGCCTACGGCAAAGGCTACGCGCAGATGCTCGGCGCGTATCAGGAAGAAATATCGACCGTCCACAATCAGAGAATCGACAACGCGACGGCGGCGAACGCCCGCATGTTTAGAATCTCGGCGCAGGCGCGGAACCTCGACAGCCAGATTGAGATTGCCCCCGGCTCGGCGCTGGTCGGAAACAAGGACGACATCGAAGCTCTCCAGCTCGCCGACGTGTATCCCTCGACGTTTCAGAACGAGGAAGTCACTCTCTCGCATGTGAGAAACAGGGCGGGCATCTCTCCGGCGGTGTCGGGCAGCGGAACGGGAACGGCCAGCAAGTCAAAGGGCGTCTACTCCTCGCAGGGCACGATTGCGATGATGGAGGCGGGGAACAGCCGCACGGATTTGGCGACGGCGGACTTCCGCCACGCGCACCAGAAACTCGGCTCGCTGCTCACCGCGTTCTACGGCAAGTTCGGCGTTGGCGCGAAGGCCGATATGTTCGGCCTCGATAAGACGGCGCTCGCCGAAGCCCTCAAAGAGTTCAAGGAGAACCGCCTGCGGATTCCGATTCGCGCGTCGAATGCGTCGCTCAACCGCGAAGCCTCAAAGCAAAACGCCATGATTCTGTCGGGTGTCTTGCAGCGCGGCTACACGGCGGTCGGGCAGATGATGCAGGCGATTGGCAACCCGACGGTGCCGCCCGATGTGAAGAAATACTTGCAGGATGTCATCCGGGCGATGAATCAGTTCAACAAGCGGATGCTCAAGGACTTCGGATACGACCAGCCGGATGAGTTCGTGCCCGACCCGGAGATGCAGGATGCCAGCCAAGCCGTTCACCAGCTTCCCCAACCTGTTCCGCAACCCGGAGCAGGCCAAGGCCCTGTTCAGCCACCCGGCATGGGCGGAGTTCCTCAAGGATTTACAGCTCCTCCGGGAGCGGGAAATTCAGGCAATCCTGTCCAGTAGCGACGACCCCGTAGGCGATAGCAGAAGAAAGGGCTTGACAGAAGGTATGGGTATGGTACTAGGATTACCGGACGCTCTAGGAAGGTGGATGGATGGGTTGGCCGCTCAGTCCCAAAAAGGAAGCAATCGAAGTGAAACCTGACGCTACGCCGAACGAACCCCCCAAGGAATCGCAGGAAGAAATTTTCTCACGGCTGCTTGAAAAAACCTTCTCGCCCGTCAACGAACGCCTGAACGCCATTTCGACCGACCTTGAAGCATTGAAGTCCAAGCCCGCGCCGACGCCTCCCGCCGACACGGCGGTTGCCTCCGTCCTCGATAATGAGGATGCGGCGTTCGCGCAGCGGCAGGCTCCCATCATCGCGCACCAGTTGATGATTCAGGGACAGTTTATCCGCGACAAGGTATCGCGCGAGTACGGCGACCTCTACGACAAGTTCAAGGGCGAGATCGAAGGCGAAATCGGCAAGTGGGCGCCGCAGTATCA